TTGCCGTTCGACTGCGTGACGGTTATGCCCGTGCCAAGACGGCGCTGGGTCATGCCGGGCGCATTAAGCCCCGCTGCGCTGGCGCGCGTGAAAGACACGCTCCCCGTGTCCTGAGGCGCGTGACGCACTACCAGCCCAGCCGTGCCGGCATCGGCATTGGTCGCCAGTACTCGCGCATGGCGCACGCTGTCGGCTAGGCCGTCGCTGAGCTTGACGCGCTGATAGTGCGCGTTGTTCGGAGCCGTGCCGATGTCGTCGGTCGCGACCGGCTCGCCGCTGCCTGGCAGGATGACGTTGTCGGCCATCGCCTCAGATCCTCAAAATGCGATTGGCGCCGTTGCTCCAAGTCACCGCGATGTTTCCACCGTTCGGCGTGATCGGCAGATTGGAGCCGCTGTAGGCCACTTCGTACACCGCCTCCGCCGAAACTGCCGAGCCAATCGCCGAGACCGACAGCGAGCGCGCGCCGGCCGTGGCCGCCGAAGAAAGCGTCATCGTCGTCGGGCCGGTGCCGCTAATCCTGGTTGCTACCGCGCCGTTCGCAATAGCCAACTGAATAGCGTCAACCGTGACGGCAACCGCGCCGCTTGATGCCCCCGCCGCAACCGTGAAGCGGAACCGACCGTCAATGATTGCCAGAAGGCGCTGCGCGCTTGCAGCAACGTCCGCGCCGCCGGTTACGGCACTTGATTGGAAAAGCAGGATGGCATCGATGGCCGCACCGGCCGGCACCGATGTATATGTCACGTCGTCGAAGTCGAGCACGCCATCGGCAAAGCTAGGCGTTGTCAACGCGCCACTAGTCTGCACCAGCGTACCGCCAGCGCCGGTCACGTCTGATACAAACGTGTGCGCTGAGTTGTAGGTGTAGCCGCGCAGAAGGGCCGACTTGATAACGGCAGTGTCAATATCAATAAGGCCAGTGCCAAGACCTTGACGCCCGTTTGCAAAAAATTGATCCATATTGCCCCTTCCGTGCCGCGAAAGTGAGGGCGGCGTTTTTAGGCGCCGCCCCCTGTCCCCGATTAGGTCGTGCTGATACGCAGCAGCTTGATAGCTTGGCTGTTGCGGATTCGGCCACCGACACGCTTGCGGATGTAGAACTGCACGAAACCCGGGACGGTGATGTCGTCCCGCGTCATGCGCATACCTACTCGGTCAGCGATCAAATAGCCCTCCCTGAAATCTCCAAACGCAACCGGGAATGCGTTTGCGGCGACGGCGGGCATGTCTTCGGCCTCGACAATCGGGTAGCCCATGAAGGTCTCGGGCTGACTCATCGAAAGCGAAGGCTGCCACAAATACTGGTTAGTGGTGTCCTTGTACTTGCGAACAGACGACAGCACCAGCTTATTCAGTACCCAAGTGGCATTGGCGCGATATCGAGCGCGAAGCGCGTACACAAGATCGAAGAACACGTCGGCAGACGTGGGCAGCGCGGCAGCTTGACCAGATGCAATGTATTGCAACGTGCCAAATGCGCGCGAGGCATCTACGGTTGTGACAGGCGTCGGGCCAGCCAAGAAGCCAGTCGGGCGGTTGGTACCGTTGCCGGATACGAAGGCCAAGCCCTCGCCCTGGGCAATCGCCTCGGCAGCCGAGTTGATGAGCCAGGACTCAACATCGAAAAACAGATCATCGAGCGACTCTTCAGAGGCGCGGGGCCGGGCGGACGCCATGCCAAACGTCGGCGCCACTTCAGCCAAGTCTGGCGTATTGGTCTGGCTGCGAGTCCCGGCTTCGCCCACCCACTCGAACGCTGCGCCGTTGATGTCGAACAGCTCTTTGTAATCCGGGCTGCCAACCATGCGGACGGTGGCGATTTGACGGATAGGGCTAATGTCCACCGAAAGCCGCTGAATCTGCCTTTCAATAATCTCGGGCAGCGCAAAGCCACCAGCGGAACCTGTAGAGGTCACCGTTTGAACTGCGCGAGTTTCAAAGCCGTCTTCGTCGCCACCGGCCTTCGTCTCGACCTTGCGCAACTCGCGCGCGCGCAGTTGCAGCGCGGTACGTCGCTCGGGGTCGCTTGGGTTACGAACCCAGTTCATGAACGCGGCCTTGTACGCCTCAGCCTCGGGGGACTGGCGATCCTCGCTCTTAGTCGCCATAGCGCCGGGACGCGAGAGCTTGGTTTGCACTTTGTCGAGCGCCTCATTAAGGGAGGCGAGTTTGGCTTCGAGATCGCCAATCGCTTTCCCATCTGCCTTGGCTTGGATGGCGGCGTCGTTGGTTTTCTTAAACTCTTCCCAGGCTTGACCTTGCTTTTCGATCAAGTCTTTAACTTCTTTGAGTTCCATTTTCAATCTCCAAAAATAAAAGCCGCCCGTGGGCGGCATGGATTGCGTTATGGCGGCTCTTAGGCGAGCGCCGATCCCCGTCGCTTCAGAGCAGCGACAAGCTCGGCCACCGGATCGCCCGGCCCGCCATCGGGGCTTACCGGATCGCCCGGCCTCATCCCTTTGATCTTTGCGACCAAAGCAACCGCCTCGGTCTTCGTGAAACCACGGTCGCGCAGCATCATCTCGACATCACGCAGCGACTCCAGTGTCTCGATTGACTTGACCGCTGTTACACGCGCAGCAGAGTTAGCCGGGAACGTGACGAGCGACGTTTCCCACAAGTCAACTTCTGTCAGCGTGCGCACGTCGTTCTCGGTGTCGTACTTCCATTCCTTCGAGTAGAACCCAATCGACAATCCGTTGATCGCGCGCATTTTCAAAAGTGCGTGCGCCTCACGCCCGCGCGTTGTGTCCATTGCAAGCTGCCCAACAACAGCCAGACCTTTCTGGTCTTCGACCATTGATGTCCAAACGCCGATTGGTTCATCGGAACGGTGCTGCCACAGAAGCGCCGGCATCGTGCCGGCTGCCTTGTGCGCAGCGAGCGATGCCTTAAACGCACCGGCCGCCACGATGTCGGAGTAAGAATCGCGGACCCCGAAGACGCTGCCGTAGCCCTCGATCATTCCGTCATCGCTAAGGGCTTTGACTTGGAACCCGACATCGATGCTTTTCCGATCCATGCTCTTTCCTTTATTCGTCTAACTCGTCGGACTCGTCGTCCTCCGCTTCTTCTTCAGTTGGCTCTGCGGGGGTAGTCATGTTCATAGGCTGCATTGGATCGTCGAGACCTGGCAATGGGTCCTTGCCTTCTTCATCACGCAGCTCATTGCGCGTATAGATGCCCATCTCTGCCATGGTCCGCGCCCACACTGCGCGGTCCTTCATCGAACCAGCCTGAAGGTATCGCGTATCAAACTCCGCGAACAATGGGCCAGCGCCATCAAGGAGCATCTCATCAATGCGTTGAGTCCATGCTCGGTGCCACGGGGCCAGTGTGTGCTTTAGGTGCGCGGCGAAAAACGCCTCAGAAGACGCGAAGGTCGCCGTCTTGTCCGAGTGGCCGACCATGATCGGGAAGACGCCGTAGGCGCGGCAGATCTCCTCGACCTGATGCCGCCTTGTCTCAAGGTGCTGCGCGTCAACACCTGTCATCCCTTGCGGGGTCCAAGTCGCGCCTCGGTCCAGAATAAGCGGGTTCGATGTATTGTCAGGTCCACTAATTTGCCGCTTTAACCACTGGACTAAAAGCTCATGCTGCTCTTTGTTCAGAGTACCTTGAACGGTGTAGACGCCAGACGGGCGACTGCCGTTTTCGTGCATCTTGGCTTGGCTGTACTCAGCCACCATTGCCAAGCCGATGGCATGACGCGCCAGCGCCACTGCATTTAATGGCTTGACCCAATCCCATTGAATGTTGTGCAAAACAAATACTTCACGTGGGTCAAATTCCCCGATGTATCCCCACTCGTCCCAGCATCGGTATCGCAGTTCATACCGACCGACTTGACGGACATCCCAATTGCCGGGGGGCACAGGGATCAATTCCCGCACCCTTCCGCCTTCGTTTCGAACCTTGATTGACAGGCCTGCACCGCATAGCGCGGCGTGCATGGTCATCATCCGGCGCCACTCGAATGACGTTTGCCATTCGTTCGGCCTCCGATTTAAGAGGCGATACTCCGGGATGTTGAGCGCCAGCTCACGAGCACGGCGCGCGCCGCCGCTTTGTGCCAGCGTCTCTCGATAAACGTTTAGCTCTGGCGTTGCGCACCCATCGGACAAAACCTTGACGCACGCAAGAACAGTTGATACTTGCAGCGCCGTTTTGTCGGTGATTGCCATACCGGCCACGCGACCGCCGGTTGAGCTATCAATTAGATCGGCGATTTGATCGTAGGTTAGTTCAGTCGCGCGCCTCTCGAAGAGACCTCGAAACCTGGACCAGAGCGACCTATTAGCCATGTTGCCCTGACTCCCAAAACGACGGCCCGCACGAAGCGGGGTTCAGTGCCATCAGTGAAACCGCATTAAAGAGCGCCATCAACGGATCAATTTTCGCGGCGCCTGCGGCTTGTTTTGTAATGGCTATGGCGTTGCCTTTTGGCTCGACTCGCGCATTGCCAACGCACCACGCCATAAGCGGTTGTGCGCCGTGGATCAATGCGCCCTCGGCTAGTTTTCTTTCAGTCGTCTTAATCGCGCCGACCATCTT